TAGGGTCAAATGAGTCCATGCCAAGTTCATCAGCTATGATTTGGCTGTATGCGTCTATTTCAGCATTTGTTAAAGCCGATCCATTGCCGCCACCAGCGCCGGGATATGATACAAGATCACCACCGCCGCCAACAGAACCACCGCCCAAGTCGCCGGGTGTGCGGGTGTCAGTGTAGTCAACCATTGGGCCGACATTTGCCCCGGGAACGCCTGAGTATGGGTCAATAAACAAGCTATCAATAAGATTTTTCTGACCCGGACGGCGCGTAGCAAGCTCATCCATAGCTTGCTCATACATTGGCGCAGAAGAGTAACCACGAACCCCGCCTGCGTAAGTTGTCGCTGGCCCCATGCCACCCATAATGTCTTGCTGGGACATGCCGATAGGGAAGGCGGACCCAGCAGTACTCCGCCCAATGTTGCCCATTCGTTGCCCTGTAGCTGAATAGGTATTAATAGGCGCTCCCGCCAAACCAAAAGCGCCAGCAGTGCCAGCCGTGTTTTGGAATGCAGCCTCTTGCATTGGAGTAAACGCAGCAACGTCTGGACCGTAATACGGAACATAACCAATCTGAGAGATTGTGTCCGCACGGGTTAGATTGCGCTTTGCCGCGTCCTCAATGTATTGAGGAATTTCAACCGTTGAGGATGTTGATCCACCTTTTCCGCCTGACATTACTCAAACTCCTTAACGTATGAGGCGTGCTGGGCTTCCCAGCCGTGCGCCTTCAATGGTTTCTTCCAGCCAAACCTGCCGGACATTGTTAGAGCGCTGCAACCTTGAGCCTTGCCCCATTCTATCACATCATCGTGCATATCTAAAATCTGGTCCAATTCACCGCCACCTAGAAATACGTTTAACACGCGTTTCTTCGGATATACCACTATTTCAGTGACTATGCACCCCCTTGGCGTAGGCCACAGTTGCAGCGTACCTTTTTGCAAGCCAGCGACCACATCATCGAAGCCATGCGTGCCACCGCTGTAGCTTAAAGCTGCCTTGATCCAAGGCTTGCAGCGTGCCAGTTCTTTATTCATCCGTGCAGCCTCGTTATCGCAATGGTGGAGGCTGGCGCTGCGGGTGCAAACGCCGTTGCCGCAGTTGCATCGAGAAATCCGCTAGTGCTGTCAACAGCCCACATCGCCTCCAAGTAATCTCCGGCGGCAAAGTTAAAGATAACAGACCGAGACACAACAAGCGTCGCCCCGTTCTGGTGCAGTGCGTTCTTCATCGTTGACCCAGCAACGTCAACGCCGTTGACGCGCGGCCAGAACCAGAAGTTTACAGTTGAGCTGGACGTGGACGAAATTTGCGCCGAAAAGCTAATCATATACTCGCCAGACTCTTCGAAGACTATGCGAGATGCTGGTGTGCCGTTTGTAATACCCTCGGCAATGCTTGATGTGTACGTCAAAGCGTACGCTGTGTTTGTAGATGCAGCAGTCTGATCCGTTGTAACGCCGCCAGCATACTGGCCATCTTCCAGAACAACCTGCCGCCACTCGCCATTCTTGGAAACCACTGGGTAGCCAAGAGCATTATCCCACAGCATCACGCCATTCTCAGACGCCGATGAATACGTTTCCTTAAAGCCAAGCTGATCCAAAGCCCGGCCTAAGTAACGCCGCATATTCTCGGCCCACTGGTTTATATTGACCGTAATGGGAGGAAGTATTCGGCTCATCTGCGTCCGCCCGCCACCGCGTCAAGCCGCATGATGCCAACACGCCAATCAGAGTCAGTGTTGCCTGTGACGCGCATTCTGATCTGACGCCCAGTAAACCGCAGGCTTGTTGGGTTAGCCATGTTATACGGGCCGTAATCACGCTCAGTATCTGTCGGATAGAAACGTGTCTTAAATGTGGCATTAACGTCACCAAGCGTATTCTCGTCTGGGATCATGCCGCGCACAGCCATCACGTTTTCGCCTACACCAAGCGCAATTGGGCCTGTTTCAGCAAATGGAGATTGGCCGCCGTAATCAAAGCCAATCTCTTGCTCATACAGAACACCATCGGCAGCAATCCAAAATGGCTGGCGGAATACGCCACGGTCCACGCCAGCTGTGCGATCAATCGTGCCAGTGGTCCAAATGTTTTCTGCGTAGTCAAATGCAACATAGCTGTCGCACTCTGTTCCGCTTGCGCTTGGGTAGAACCACCAGATTTCATTGAAGCGGCTGTTGACTACGGCGTGAACCTTAGACCGCTGGTCGTTGTTCATGTCGCTGAATACATAATCCGCAACCTCACATGGCAAATCACGCACAGAGCCACCAGCGTAGATAAAGAATGAGCGCTGGCCCATCCACACTACGCCCTCGTCGATTGACGCAGCTGCGTTGGCCGCAATCAAGCCGCACGATGTACCTACACGCTCAAAGCCATAAACAAATGGAGGGCCGCTGTATGTGGCTGTGTGGGCGTCTTGGTCCGTCAGGATCAATGACTGCCCTCGTGTGCGCAAACCCTTGAGGATTGTGCCGTTGGTTTGGATTTCAATGTCACCAGCCTCGTTAGTTGCCGCTGGTGTCCAATTGTTGTTATCCTCACGGTCAGACCATGCAATCTTGCGAGGGTTGCCGCCCGCACCAAACGCAAACACAAAGCGCTCTTCAGTCACCATCATGCCGGAACAATCTACAGGTGCATTTGATAGAACTGCGGCTGGTGTTCCGCCGTTAAGCTGCCACTCATAAATCTTGCCGTCATCAGCTGTCATGCCCAGCAAGTATTCACCCCAGTTTTCCAAGCTCCATGTGGTCGCCGGGAAAACAGTGCCGATGTCTTCTGACGGCAAGCCGTAAAGGCTATTGCCGTAAACACCGCCGCCGTAGCTGGTAAAGGATGTGGCATCAACGCGGCCAGCGGTGAAGCCTGCTGGCGTGATGTCGCTAACAGCGTTGCCAGATGTCATGGCGTACAACTTATTGTACGTTCCAAACGCAACACGGCGGCCACCGCTGTTATCTTCCCACGCAATCATTGTGCGGGCTACGCCATCTAAATCAACGCTTCCGCGCTGACGCCAGCCGCCGACTGGGCGCAACGCACCCTCATGCCAACGGATTAAGTTTGCATCGCGCCAACGGCCCTGAGACTGATACTCAGTGCCGTTGCGATACTGTCCTGCTGGGATGTTGAGCGGTATTAACGGCATGACGCTACCTTATGATTTGACTACCATCTTTGTAGCAGAAACGGCGGTCCCCGCCAATACACTTGGATTAGCAGGTGTTGTACCTACCGTGCCATCCGTCTGGACGTAATATTGCTGCCCTGCGGTGAGGCCCAACTGGTTTGTGCTGACTGAGCCGATGATGTCCACGGTTGCATTGTCGCCGTCAGCTACAGAGCCTCTGGTGATGTTCTCGTATTCTGCTTGGAATACAACGGCTGTGCCTTTGTTGCTATTACCTGCATCGACATAGCAAGTGACAACTTTTTGTGCATTGGAATCATACGATGAAGACACACTAAGAACCTCTGCGGGTTCGAACTCCACAGGAGTAGAAAACGAAATAGAATCACCCGTCACCGTACACACAACAATGCGCCCAGCTTTAGGGGTCGGAGCAGCCTTGTTGTATGAGATTATAGTCCGTTGCGCAGTCTCATCGTATGTAACGGACATAGATTGAGTTTCCACTTGGTCAAAAACAGCCGCCGTGCCGAAGCTAATGGAGGTGCCACTAACCGTGCCGACGATGGCTGTGCAATACTGAGAGTTGTTTACGTCCTGATATGCAATGACAACTTTTCCGTTCTGCGCATCGTAATCGCAATCAATTCTCTCCGTAGAGGAAGCCTCAAAAGCGACTGCCGTGCCAAAGCTGATTGAAGTACCGCTCACCGTTCCAACAATAGCGGTTCCATGCGTGGTGCCATTGTCCCTGTAGGCAATAACAACTTTATTGTTTGAGGTATCAAAAGTGGCAGCGTTGTACTGAGAGCTTGCTGTTTCATATACAACAGGTGTTCCAAAGCTGATTGAAGTACCGCTCACCGTTCCAACCACGGCGGTGCCATAACTGGAGTTACCTGTGTCACGGTAAGTTACAACTACCTTTTGAGAATTTGAGTCGTATGTTGAACCCGTATCCCTAACATCAGCACTTTCAAATACAACAGCAGTACCAAAGCTAATTGAGGTGCCGCTAACTGTGCCTACAATAGACGTTCCGTAACCTGAGTTACCCAAGTCACGATAAGATATTACAACTTTTTCGGTGTTGGCATCATAAGTTGCAGTCGTGTTATTTGCATATGCGCTGCGATATACAACTGCGCTTCCAAAGCTAATAGAGGTGCCAGATACTGTCCCTACAATCGCAGTGCCATAACCTGAGTTTCCCCCATCAGCGTAAGCAATAACAACTTTGCCCGAAGCCCTATCAAAAGTTGTAGCAATAGCTTCAGTAGAGGCGTTTTCAAACAACGTAGGCGACCCCACGGCTTGATCTGCACTTCCCTCAAGTTCTACCACCCCACCAGACATACCGATGTAGTTCTCGGAGGTGAGGTTGGGGACAGACCCAGCAGAAGTAAGAACACATGCTGTACCTCGCTCTGAATTGGTATAATCCTGATAAGAAACCACCATCTTGTTGTTGGTTGTGTCTGCGGCCATTGATATAAACTGGGTGTATCCGGGTTGTTCAAACACAACCTCCGAGCTAAAACTTATTGTCGTACCACTTACGGTTCCGTTTACAAAAGTTCCATATCCTGAGTTTCCTATATCACCATATGCAATAGCAACATTTTTTGTATAGGGATCATAAGCACACATTTGAAAGTTTGCTTGAGCCGAGTCATTAAAAACAACCGCCGTCCCAAAACTTATAGATGTACCGCTGATTGTTCCAACAATAGCTTTTGCTTTGTTAGAATCCCCTACGTCCCTAAACGTAATTACTGTTTTTTGAGCATTTGAATCATATGTTGCCGATATGTTATGGGTGGAATCACTAGCAGAAAAAGTTACCTCAGAGCCAAAGCTGACAGATGTTCCACTGATTGTCGCAACAACGCAATTCCCAAAGTCACTATTATCACCGTCCCTGTAGGCGATTACTGTTTTTTGAGCGTCAGAGTCATACGAAAGGTTGGATACGCTTGTGGAGCCATTAAAGTTTGATGCACTTCCGAAAGATATAGAAGTTCCACTTACAGTTCCAACTATAGCAACTCCATTGCTACCGGAGGTGTAACCAATAAGAACCTTACCTGCATTAACATCATAATCTATATCTGGCTCAGATGTAAGGGCGCTATTAAAAACAACTGGCGATCCAAATGAGACAGACGTTCCGCTAATTGTAGCTACTACTGCCGTACCGTAATAACTATTGCCAATATCTCTGTAAACAATAACAAACTTGTCGTTTCCGCTATCATAAGTAAGCCTTACTTGTTGCGTATTTGCTGATTCAAATACAACGGCAGTTCCAAAGCTAATAGAAGTTCCACTTACTGTGCCAACGATAGCAGTGCCGTAATTTGAATTACCTTTATCGAAATATGCAAACAATAATTTTCCCGCTGCGGTAGAAAAAGCAACATCAGGAGTATTTACCCCACCTGTTTCAAAAACAGCAGGGGTTCCAGCAGAACCTGTGATGGTGTTTGATCCAACAACACTCACAGTCCCATCGCTATTCACAACAACAGGAACACCGCTCGGAAGTGTCCCAGATGCAACGGCCTTGAGCTTACCGCCCTCTTGATTTGGAATGGTATCAAGCGCCATGTGTTATCCCTTCACGATAAGTTTGGTAGCAGCCACGGCTGTCCCTGCGAATACGCTTGGGTCTGCTGGCGTGGTGCCGAGTGTTCCGTCTGTCTGGACGTAGTAGCTTTGACCTGCGGTGAGGCCAGATTGGTTCTCGTCCACAGCGCCCTTGAGGTTGATCTTTGCACGTTGCGTGTCTGCTGCGCCACTGGCGGCTGTGCCGATGTAGTTGTTGGCGGTGAGGTTGGCATTACTGTATGCCGCTTGAAAAACAACAGATGTACCAGCATCACTGTTGCCCGGGTCTCTGTAAAACACGACTACCTTTTGAGCGTCTGAATCATAAGTAGAAGACGTATACTGTATCTCAGAGGAACTTACAAAAGTAACGGCGCTGCCAAAACTTATAGAAGTGCCGCTAACCGTGCCAACAATGAGTTTACCGTACTTAGGATCAGTTTGGTCCTGATACGATATAATAGTTTTTTGAGCGTTAGCGTCATAAGCCGCCGAAGTCCAATTTGTTGCGGATGATTGGAACACAACGGAAGTTCCGAAGCTGATAGATGTGCCACTTACAGTTCCAACTATAGCTGTGCCGTAATTTGAGTTGCCTTCATCTTTATACGATATGACAACTTTGTTTGAATTACTGTCGAATGTAGCGCCTATGTATACGGTCAACCCTTCTTCAAAAACAACAGGCGTTCCAAAACTTATACTTGTTCCGCTTACAGTGCCTACAACGGCAGTGCCTTTTTGAGAATTGCCATTGTCATTGTAGGCAATTACCACCTTGTTTGAATTGCTGTCAAACGTAGCTGACATATATAGAGTGCTATTAGTAGTGTATGTACCTACAGAGCCAAAACTAATAGATGTACCGCTGACAGTTCCAACATAAGCATAACCTCTGTTTGTACCTCCCGAATCTCGGTAAACCACAACCACCTTTTGAGCGTTTGAGTCGTAAGTTATGGCGTAGTGATCAGAATAACCCACAGAGTCAAAAACAACGGGAGTACCGAAGCTAATAGACGTGCCGCTCACTGTGCCAACAATTGCCGTGCCTCTGCTTGAATTACCATCATCTCTATACGCTATGACAACTTTTTGTGTATTGGCGTCATAAGCAATAGAGCAATGTCTTACTCCCGCAGATTCAAAAACAACAGCGGTTCCAAAACTAATTGATGTACCGCTTACAGTGCCAACAATAGCAGTCCCATAATCTGAATTTCCGTTGTCTCTGTATGCCACAACAACTTTTTGAGCGTTAGCATCGTATGCTGACGAAAGATAAGTTGCGTTGCCTTCAAAAACAGTGGCGCTGCCCAGTGCCTGATTGCCGCTACTTATAGCTACAACACTAACAGTCCCATCTGCATTAACTACAACAGCATCCCCCGTGGACAGCGTACCACTGGCGACAATCTGTGCTTGTCTTGGAGTGCTTGGATCGTTTCCAATGATACGCATATAATTATTCCTCGTCGAGAGTTGGGTCTACCCAGTCAGGGTTCAACGTCCATGTAGTGCCGTCAAAGAAATACTTGTTGCCAGTCCAGTCGTCTGGGGCGTTGGTCACGTTGTCAGTGACGGTCACTGTGGTGCTGTTCAAATCACCAATGATGAACTGAGCAGGATCACCCACTGTGATGTTGTCTGCCGTGGCAGTAATGGTCACGTCATCAGCAAGAAGGTACTTGCTCAAGCCGCTGGATGTTTCAACGATAGTCTTCATCAGTTTAACCTTTCACGATGATTTCAGTAGAGGAGATGGCAGTGCCAGCCACGACAGACGGATCACCCGCCGTTGTGCCTAGAGAGCCATCCGTTTGAACATAGTAAGTCTGACCCGCAGTTAAACCGCTCTGGTTGCGGTCCACTGTGCAGGTCGAGTTGACCAAGGCGCTCTGCGTGTCAGCGTATGTGTGGGCAGCGAAGCCAAGGAAGTTCTCAGAGGTAAGAACACTTGCTGTTGAATTGTAAAGTGTAGCAGTACCTATTTCAGCACTTGTCGCTGAACCATAGCCAATACAAGTAAGGTTTGAGTTTGTGTCATAGGCTAAACCAAACTCTAACCCATAGTCAACGCTGCCACCATCTCTAATGCGAAGCTGCGCACCAAAAGAAATATCAGTTCCACTGATTGTACCATTCTGAAGTGTGCCAACACCCCCAGACCCGTCAGTGTAGACAACTGAAGTTACATTAGCATCAGGATTATAGATACTGTTTAAATTATTCACACTATCATCTGTGTAAAAAACTGCTTCAGTACCAAAAGTTATGTCCGTTCCAGAAATAGTTGCAACTCGACATCTGCCATCATTACTGTTTCCGACATCTCTATAAAAAATAGCAAACTTATTGGCAGTTGTATCAAAAGAAATAGCCATACTGTTTGTATTGTTACTAACAAATGTAGCTTCAGTGCCAAAACTGATTCCTGTTCCAGATACCGTTCCTACAATAGCCCTACCACTTGCATTTCCTATCTCGTAAATAACGACAACTTTGTTTGCATTACTATCAAAGCTACATTTGCCGTGGTCAGTCCTAACACTACTAAAAACTACTTCAGTACCAAAACTTATGCTTGTGCCAGATACCGTTCCTACAATAGCCGTGCCGTAATTAGAATTACCTGCATCTCTGTAAGTAATAACAACCTTGTTACTATTAGAGTCAAAGGTTGAATCTGCATAGAAAGTAGTACCGCTATTAAACGTGGACGCAGAGCCAAAAGTTATAGACGTACCAGATACCGTTCCTACAATAGCCTTACCATGGTCAGTACCATCCTGAACATCAGTGTAGCACACAACTACCTTATTACTATTAGAGTCAAAGTTAATTGAAACATAATTTGCATCACCTGAGTAGAAAACTACTTCTGAGCCAAAAGTTATTGCACCGCTTGCTATTGTTCCGACAACAGCCGTGCCGTAACCAGAGTTACCAGCATCCCTATAGGCAATAACTATTTTGTTACTATTAGAGTCAAAAGTAGCCGCAATAAACTCAGTCTGTGCGTTGTTAAAAATGGTTGTATCTACTATTGACGGAGCAGGAACACTCACCGTCCCATCGCTGTTCACAACGACAGTATCACCAGTGGACAAAGCACCAGAAGCCACCGCCCTTACCTGAGCGTCTTTCTCTACATTGCCGATCAAACGCATGGCGGCTCTCCTTACGAGATTTCTTCGTAGCTCACGATGACTTCGAGGTCGTTGGCTGCACTAGCAGTCGCTGTGATCGACTTGTCTTCTTCGAGATACAACGCTGTGTTCTTATCAACAGCAATCAAGGAAGCGTCAGCAGGAACCGATGCAGTTGCAACCAGCGAGTAGGCTGTGCCACCGCCAGCAGCGGCGCTGTGTACGTCAATCGTAACATCAGCGGCGTTTGTGCCATCGACGTTTGCGACTTGGATCATGTTGATCTTAAACACCTTGCCCGATGATGCAGCGTTGCTGACCAGCGTTGTTTGCGAGGTTGAAGACAAAGCCACCAGCGCCGACTTGGCGGTGATTGTGGCGACATTTACTACGTTTGGGGCGGCCATGGTTTTCTCCTATTAACCGAATACAATTGCCATTGCGATGGCTTTACCTGTTGAAGCCGCTGCGTCGGCCTTGTCTTCGACAGTCTTTAATGTCGTGTCAAGGTCGTCCCAGTTGCCGTTTAGATAACCACCCCAAGCGTCTTCATCGCCGCCTACGGTTGGTTTATTCCAAGAATAATTTGTCGTTGTAGTAGGCATTACGCGGCCCTCTCTAAGTAGTCTGCTTCTGTCCAAGTCGTTGATGGATCAGATGCGTCTGTCCATATAGTTGTCGGGTCAGGTGCGTCTTCCCACTTATATCTTGCATTTACTACAGGCGTAAACGCAATATCATCGGAAACCGCAACATTTCTTACCCTGATATAACCTATATCGGAAGAAATTGAAATAGCTGCGCTAGAAGAGGCAACTACGTCAATTACGCCATTAGATGTAAACGCAAAATCAATCGAAGTTGACGACGAAACATTGCGCGTAATCCCGCCAGCAACGCTCACAGAAAATGCAATGCTTGCAGTTGCGCTGGCATCTTCCGTGCTGCGGTTCTCGCCGTAAATATACGAGCCATAAGTGTTAAGACCGTAACCCGGACGAAAACCGGGGATAACCTCGTATGTAATAGCAGATACGTTCGCAATGCCGCCAAGACTTATGCTGGCCGACGCGTCAACAATGCGAACACCCGTAGGTTGTGACGCAACAAACGCAATGGACGCAGACGATAACGCGTCAACAATCGTAACAGCAGACGCAGATGCAGAAACGCCAATAGACGCAGAAACAGCGCCCTGCGTCGTCTCAGGCTCGCCGTATAACCCAGAGTTAAAAACCCCTGAGTTATATGTGGAGCGCAAGGCCATTAGCTTGCCGTAATATCAAGATCGCCAGTTGGGATGCGGAACACATCGCCATCGTTGATGGCTTTGGCAGTGTCAAGCGCAGAATGGATAATCATGTTACCGCCAGAAGACGCGTCCATGATGCCGATCCATCCGATTGTACCCCAGTTGCCACCGCTGGCCGCTGGAAACTCAATCGACGCTGTGTTCGACGCCGTGTCGCCAGTGACACTGAATGTAGCCGAAACGCGAGCATAGCCAGAGCCAGACACCTCAGTGCCAGCAGTGCCAGTGTCAGTTGGGTCAGATGTAAACAAGCCGACATACCAAGCTGTCGGGCGGGTTACGCTACCAGTTGTCAACAAATACTGAAGTGTACTTGTCTCAAAAGCATTTGTTAGTGACATGGATTTCTCCGTTAGATATATCTGTGGCGGTTATACACCAGTTTCAGCCTAATAGCTAGTCACGCGCATACGGATGCCAGAACCAGCAAATCGAGTGTCATCTGACGCCCTTTGCAACGATTGAATTGCAGCTGAATAAAGCGCAGCCCAAGTCTCAGCGCGGGCGTCGTCATTCAAGTAAGGCGCAGACTGAATTAACGCGCCATACAAGTAAACGTCAGGCGCATCGCGCAGCAGCCAGTTGTCAGCATTGCTGTCGCTCAATTCAGGCGTCTTTGCGTAATACTGGAGCTGCATTGTGTACTCGCCATCAGGCGTTGGAAACACCTCAATCGTATCGCCAATGTTTGCGTAAAAACGCGGACGACCCGCAATGTCAGAGTTGCGCTCACGATACTCAAGCATGTCATCGCGCGAAATTAACTCAAGGCGATACGTTGTGCCAGATGTAATGCCAAAGCGTACAGTTTCAATCCAATCAGCAGGCATCTGCACATAGCGGCTGTCCAGCGTAGCATCAACGCGGTTGACCATCTTGTAATGCCGCAAGTCACGATTAATGCCAGCTTCCGCCAAACTAATAAAATCAGGAATAACCGCTGTAAGGTCGTCGCGGTTAAGCCAGTTGGCGATGCTAGACTTTAGCTCTGCGTAAGTTGTGATTGCCATTAATTATAACCTATTTGCTTAAGGTAATTATTGAAAATCATTTGCGCTTGTGCTGGGTCTTGAATTGCAGACTCGTTTCCCATTTTTTTCATAATATCAACAAATTGCGGAAACGCAGGGTGTTGCATCATGGGAGTTTGCATTTCGCTCAAACGAGGTGTGTCATCTCTGCCCGCAAAAGGCTGAGTGAGCGGAATATCTGGTCGATTGTTAAGCGCGTTTCTGTAAGCATCAATTGGGCCAACGCTATAAACATTTTCACGCAAAGTGTTTAACGTGGACTCGCGAGGCCCTGCAACACGATTACGGTTCGCCATTTCCATATCAGAAAGTTGACCACCTAAACCCGGCGTCATCTGTGCAACACGATTACGGTTTGCCATTTCCATATCAGAAAGCTGACTACCTAAACTCGGTGCCATCTGTGCAGCGCGATTACGGTTTGCCATTTCCATATCAGAAAGCTGACTACCTAAACCCGGTGGCATCTGTGCGGCACGATTACGGTTTGCCATTTCCATATCAGAAAGCTGATTGCCTAAACGAGTTTGAAGCAAACCGGGAGACTGAACGGGAGCGCCGCCGGGCATAGCACCCGCAGCCGCAGCCTTAGACTGCGCAGCCTCTTGCTCAGCCACAGTGCCAGCAGCGTTTAATCCACCACCGTCAAACAGATCAACGTACCAAGGCACATACTCGCGCGTCTGCTCATTAAAGTAACCCGGCAAACTATCTTGGTTCGTAATGCCAATCATCTCATCGCCAATTGCGCCAGCCTGCGCTGCACCGCGCGTACCAAGCAAAGACTGCAAGCCGCCGAGGCCAAGCTCCCTGCTACGCTTTGACGATAAATCGCCTAAGAAATCAAAAATACCCATAACTTACTTCCCGTATTTTTTAGCAAGGCATTTGCCAGCACGTTTACATGCTGCGGGGGTGGGGCAACCTTTACATGGTTTCATGTCATCATCCTCTAGCTTTTCTGCACATTAGCACAGTTTATCTGATAATACCACGCAAGCTGCATATCACACATCTTCAATGTCCGCTAGAACCTTCTCCATACGCGCATTTAGCTTCCAATGCCCAGCGCGCCACCTTGCTGCGTGCTGAGCGTCCTCCAAACTTAAACCTCGACCAATGTATGATTTAATCCACTGGTTCATGCGGATATTTTTCATCTTAGGTGACAGCTTGTGGAACGGAACTGGCTTCATGCAATACCTTTCAAATTGCGTTTAATAGTTTGCTTCCAACTTGACATTGCACCAGACAATGCAGTTGCAGCATCGCTGGCCATTGTCAGACAGAGCGCATCCGCAAGGTCAGGCGATTTTAACCCACGCTTGCGCATCTCATCCTTACTCTCAGCCTTCATCTTGCCTGACGATGTGAACGAGTAACGTATCGCAGTCAGCTCCGCGAGCAGCTGGTCGTCCTTCGGCAGCTTGCATGACCGATCCTCAAGCCAACCTTTTGTTTTGAACCACAATTCACTGCGCAGGTTCATGTGGGTCTTGCCCATGGCCGGAGCCTCGCCAACATTAATCCCTCTGACTGGCGCGCCAAGCTCGCGCAGCCTGTCAACCACACCGCCGCCAACGCCAATACTATCAACTAGTATCTCGCTAGGCCGCATAGAAGGCGGCAAGCCTTCGTATTCGGCCATAACGCGGCCAACTGTCTGCATTAAATCCAAGCCCTGCCAGCTGGTAATCTCAGTCACAACATTGCCATAACGCTTGCACAAAGCCGTTTTGTCCGTGCCAAAGCGCGCAACGTCTAAACCCCAAATTGGCTTAACGTCAGGTGTTGCCTCAATGTCACGATGTATCGCACTCTCAACCAAGTGAAACGGAATGATCGTGTCGTCATCCGCCATAGGAAACTCGCCAAGCACACGAATGCGAAAAGCATTGCTTTCCTCGCCGTACCTTGCGCGCATCTCGTCAACAAACTCGTCAGACACAAGCGGGCTATCTATGCACGACCAACGCCGTGTCCACCAGCTGTCAGCCATCCGCGTCTGGCTCTCGTAAAACGTGCCAGATGAACGCGTCGGGTTGCTCAGCAAAATCGTGGTTGCAGCGTGGCCGGACATAGAGCCAGCGGCAGCCTCAAACACCTTCTCAGGCACACCAGAAGCCTCGTCCACAACCAACAGCACATTCTCCGAGTGAACCCCAGCCAACGCTTCCGGCGTCTCCGCACGGCTTGTCCTAGCCGAAATAAAAGCCTCGCTCGGGGCCGCGTTCAACTCAACCCTGTCAGACTTAACAGTAAGCAAAACCTTCAACTGCGGCGGCAACTCATTAATCCAGCGCTTTAGCTCCGCAAACAACGCATCAAACAGCTGGCCACTGGTCGGCGCTGTAACAACAACCTTGTTCGGAAAACGCAGCAAAACAAACCAAAGCATAATCCAGCTGGCCGATGTAGACTTACCCGTGCCGTGGCCACTGCGAATGCTCACCTTGCGCTCACCGTCCGCAACAGCCCGCAGGAACTCAGCCTGATAATCGTGCGGAGTAGCGCCCAGCACCTCCTGCACAAACAACGCAGGGTCATCGCGGTAACGCAGCACAAACTCTTCTAACGGGTTAGCTTCACTCATCTGTGACATCCTTGTAATCCGCGTCAATAGACATCGCCTCACGCTGGCGATCCTCGGCGTCAATCTGAGCCAAGTCAGCATTAACCTTGCGCAGCGCGTCCAAGTGCATGTCGCTCACGCTAATCGTAACATTGGTCTGAGGCCGATTGCCGTAACGCTCCTGATTATACGAGCCAGCCATAAACTTGCGCCACTGCA